CGCAATCGTAACCCATTGATATTCCTGTTATTTCCTCAAACATTTAACATAATGCACGGGTACTTACAGGCAGATTGGGGGGGGGAGGGGCTATGGGATATGGGGAATGTAAATGTTAGACACACACACCGATAGAGTGAATTTTACCCTAATACCTTGCAATTCACGAAAGCGTTTGATAAGATCCTTGCGAGTGGGTATCTTGAGAACCTACTAATATATGGAGAAATAGATGGAAAAGCATGAATTTTGGGCTAAGATGGACAGATTAGGCATCTCTAGGGTTGAATTTGCTGAGGGTATGGAGATGGAAGTTACGAGTTTATACAACTGGAATGAAGTGCCTCAGTATGCGATGTATATTGTTAGGTTTTTAGAGGGTTTTATAGGTGATGGCAATGTAATTATTCCCAAGGATGATTGGGAGGGGTTGGTAGCCACTCAGGAGCGTTGGTTAGGAGCTAAGGAGATGGCTAGGACGATGATGGAGGGTATCAATGAGCGATGATATTTTACCTGCCGAACCAGCTTTACCTGTAAAGAAGAGTGGTAGAAAGGTAGGGAGCAAGAACAAGATGGTAGCTCCTAGGAAGAAGGTAAAGAATGTAGCTAGGGCTTTGATTGAGGATAGAAGTCCTCAGATTGTAAAGAAGGTTATCAGTTTGGGGTTAGCTGGAGATGTAGCGTGTTTGAAGATGTTGATGGATAGGATAGTTCCTCAGCATAAGTCGGTAGATGTAAAGACTACGAAGACGGACTATGCGATCAATATTAACGTGGAGAGTTTGGAGGGGGTATCTCCGAAGGCTCAGGACTTCATAGATGCTGTACAGCCGGAGGCATTAGAGGATGATCAACAGCAGGACTAAGGGTAGGGCTGGTGAGCAGGAGATAGCTAGGATCTTGAGGGATACGTTGAATCTGGAGATTACTAGGAATTGGGCGGAGCAGGCACATCATGGTGGTGCTGATATATTGGGAGTACCGGGATGGTGTATAGAGGTGAAGAGGGCGAAGAAGTATTTGAACGATTGGTGGAGACAGACAGAGGAACAAGCTGATTCTATTCTTGCCAAACCCGCTTTGCTGTACAGATTGGACAGAAAACAATGGGTTGCAGAGATAAGGGGAAAAGATGTAATCTCTGAGTTAGAGAATGAGGACTTCAGGGTAGAAATGCCTCTTCATGCTTGGATAACGATAGTTAGGGAGCGTATGTAATGCCAATTCAGAGGTGTAAATTGCCAAACGGTAAGATGGGATATAGGTGGGGAAAGAGTGGCAAGTGCTATACGAGGAAGGAATCTGCGAAAAAGCAAGGAATGGCTATCAAAATACGAGAAGGTAAGCAGTGAGTGAGTTAAATGTTAAGCTGCACCCTGCTCAACTGGAGATTTTTCACTCTCCTGCCCGATTTAAGGTAGTTGCAGCAGGACGAAGGTTCGGAAAGAGCCGATTAGCTGCTTGGATGCTTATAATTAAGGCACTAGCGTCCAAAAGTAAGGATGTTTGCTATGTCGCCCCTACATTTCAGCAGGCTAAGGACGTAATTTGGGCTGATTTGAAGGATTTGGGGCAAGATGTGATCCTTCATACCACTGAAAACACCTCAACGATTACTTTGGTGAACGGTAGGAAGATCGTTCTGAAGGGAAGTGACCGCCCTGACACCCTCCGAGGGGTGGGATATTCATTTGTGGTGCTAGACGAGTATGCCTCTATGAAGCCTTTTGTCTGGGAGCAGATTCTCAGACCGACTTTGGCTGATGTGAAGGGAGATGCGATGTTCATCGGTACTCCTGCTGGCAAAAATCACTTCTATGAGTTGTGGCAAGATGCTCATGATAACGAGGATTGGGAGGCATTCAGCTTTAACTCTACTGATAACCCTCTAATTGACCCCGGAGAGATCGAACATGCCAAACAAACGATGTCTACCCAAAACTTCAGACAGGAATTCGAGGCAAGTTTCCAAACATTCTCTGGAGGAATCTTTGAGGAAGATTGGATTAGGTTTGGAGAAGAGCCAACACAAGGGAGTTATGTTGTGGCGGTTGATCCTGCTGGATTCGAGGCAGTAGCTAGGAACGTAGGTGGTTCTAAGAAGAAATTGGACGAGACTGCAATAGCGGTAGTGAAGGTTTCGGGTGATGAGTGGTATGTCAGGGATATCTATCATGGACGGTGGAGCATCAAGGAGACAGCCTCACGTATCTTGCAAGCATCTTTGGATGTAAATGCAACTACTGTAGGCATTGAGAAAGGCTCATTGAAGAACGCAATCATGCCTTACCTTGAGGATGAGATGAGAAGTAAGGGCAGATGGATAAATGTCACTACTGTTACTCATGGTGGCAAGAAGAAGACCGAGAGAATCACTTGGGCGTTACAGGGGAGGATGGAGCATGGGAAGATAGTCTTCAACAAGGGTGACTGGAATCACGACTTTATCTCACAGATGATGGACTTTCCTTCAAATCAGACCCATGACGACCTTTTGGATGCCCTTGCCTATATAGATCAGGTATCTGTTGCCGACTTTGCTCAATCAATAGACCTTGACGAATACGAATATTTAGACGAATATACAGGTTATTGATCTAAAAGAGAGAATCTGTTATGCAAGATGATATGAGTTATAGTGATCCACAGTCCTCTTTGGTTGCTTTTCTAGGAGATTGATGTGTCAGAGTTCAGTTGGGACAGATATAATCGTGAGATATTTCAGCCTAACATAGTTGACCCTATCGCTGATGTCTTTAGGCATCGTGACGAGCTATCATTAACAGGGATGCTCGGAGATGCTGTTAGGGGCGTTGGTAGCAGTTATCGTGACGCTTTCCCTCAGCCACGCATGGACGATCCAAACCCTTTTCGTCATAGAACTGACGAGGAGATGATTAGGAGTCTATGGGAATGGCTTCCTGCCTCTAGTTTCAGTGCTGGAATGTTGCCTGATGCAGGGCGACAGGGCGGTAAAGTTTTAGTTTCTGGGATGTTTTCAAAGGGTGCAAAGAAGCATTGGGAAAAGTCAGAAGAGAATTTAGACTTTTTGCATAATAGTGCGAAGAAGTACAAGACTGCTGAGGAGTTTGTGGAGGCGAATATTGGAACTGACTTAGAAGGAAGTATGGAACATAGACCTACTTTCACAGGAGCAACCGCAGATAATGTCACACAAGAAGTCTCTGATATGGGATTGCCAGAAGATTTTTATGATAATCCTAATATTTATGCAACAGGCGATAAAGCCTCAGATGCACAATCAATAAAGGCTTTATTAGACTCTCGTGGAAATCCAGAGGCAGAAGTAACTATTTATAGGGCAAGCCCAAAAAATGAACTTAGGGTTGGAGATTGGGTTACGTTGTCAAAAGAATATGCAGAAGGCGAATCGCTGACTGAGGGTGTAAAGGCTCATTCGTTCAAAGTAAAAGCGAAAGATATACACTTTGCTGGAGATAGCATTAATGAATTCGGTTATTATCCAGAATCAAAAGTTAAACAACTCACCGACATCTGGAACAAGACAAACAAGGCAGACCCAGGCGAGACTTTATCAGAAGAGAATTTAGACTTTTTGCAAAGGATACCAAGATGAGAGATGAACTTGCTTTTTCCGATCCACGATCCTCACTAGCTGGCTGGGTAAGCGGCAGAGTTGAGCAGTGGGAACAGCACCGAAACCAGAATTACGAGCTAAAGTGGGATGAGTATTATCGGCTCTGGAGAGGAATTTGGGCAACGGAGGACAAAACTAGGAGTTCAGAACGCTCAAAACTTGTCGCCCCTGCACTACAACAGGCAATTGAAGCAGCAGTAGCAGAATTATCAGAAGCAACATTCGGAAACGACCAATGGTTTGATATCCGAGATGACATTGCAGATCAAGATCCATCCGATATTGCTTTTGTACGCAATATGCTTAAAGAGGACTTGGAGAGGGGTGGTGCTAAGACAGCAATAAACGAGATTCTTCTCAATGGTGCTATCTACGGAACAGGAATTGGCAAGATAATCACAGAGGAGACAACCGAGGTTACTCCTGCCGAACAACCCGTAGAAGGTACGCTTACAACAGTAAGAGGCGTAGTAGAGAATACAGTAGTTCAGGTAAAGCTAGAACCTGTAGCCCCTATGGAGTTTGTCATTGACCCTACTGCAACCTCAGTAAATGAAGCTCTAGGTGTAGC